ATTATCGTATTCATAGACAAAGTTAGAACCTTTTACATCTAACATTCCTACTAATTGGTTATTCTTATCATAAGATAGTTCTTTCTATAGATTTATGTTTTTAGAGCTTCTTTTTTCTATGTGTTTCTGATAAAGCTGGCTAGCAAAAAGACTATTATTTAACAACATAGATTTTTGGGTAAGAAAAAACTACTAAAGAGTTTTTAGCACTTTAATAGTTTTTGATGTTATTTTTTGTCAAATAGTTTTGAAAATCCACTTTTTTTCTTATTAAGACTTTCTAAATCTTCTATTGTTACATTTAATGCATCTAAAATATCTTGTATTAATTTATCCCCCTTAAAATCTCCTTTTGAACGCTCTTTTAAAACTTCAATTGATTTTATGATATTTTCTATATACATCAATCTCTGATTTTTAGGCGTTTCCTTTATAAATCTTTCATAATCTATATACAATCTAATATCCGCACTTCTATTCTTTCTACTTATGTATTTTCTTTCTTTCCAATATTCCTTCATTTCTTTTGGAATAATAATTGTAATAATTCCAACATCTTGAAACTCTGTTCCATAAGTATCATCTTCTTCTAAATTCCCATTTTCTTCACATACAAATTGTAGTTTTTTCTCTATATTTTTTCGAATCTTATATAAAATGTCCCCTGCTCTGTCTTCCATTTCAGCGCCCAAAAAAATTCTCATTATTACACTCTCCTTTACCAATCACTTTTATTAAAGGGTGGTCTATTCCCATTGTGGCGATTTTTATAATCAATTATCATGTTATGTTGCCAATAATGCATGTCATATTTTGTTCCAACCGCTTTAAAACGCATATCAGCTCCTCCTGGCACTAAATTATTTAAATATGTTTTACTGTATCTATTTACACCCATTGTTGTCTCTCCATATTTTAAAATTACTTTAGGATTGTTTCGTGGAACTAAAGCATATCCTTGTGCTGGTTTTGTTGTGCTTAATGAGTTTCCATGTACTTTTGTTGTAGACATTGATGCTGATTGAACATTTTTTTGTGACTGAACAGCCTGCACTTTATGAGCATTATAAGTAAAACTAGCGGCATCGTAAGCAGATTGTGCAGTCATTCCAAGAGATGCAATTCCTACTGCTCTCTGTGCTCCTTCTGATACATAACAAGCCCAGTCAGCAATGCCAATTTCGCCTTTAGTATTATGATGTTCTACCATTTTATTTATTGCATAAGCTGTTCCTGCTATAACTGCAGCACCAGTAAATATTATTGCGATTGCAAAATTTCCATCTGTATCTATATTCATTATTGGGTTATTTTCTGCATACGCAAACATATTAGATAGTGTAATTTTTTCTCTACCTGCTATTACAGTATCACTATTAATAAACCTACCAAATAGAGGATTATAATATCTAGAATTTAAATAATATAATTTTGTTTCTTCATCATAATAATAACTTCTATATCTAAATGGATTTATATAAGCCACATGTGATAAATCTGTAATTTCTAGTCCTTTATTATCTGTTATTAAATTTATATTTCCATATGCATCATATTTATAGTTTGCTATTACTTGATAATTACTATCCATAATTCCTATAATGTCTTCTTGTGCATTTTTTACATAGTAATAATTTTGATAGTTACATCTAAATCCTACTAGATGATTATTCTCATCTCTTTTATAGTATATCATACCTTTTGGACTTTCTTCAAATATTATATTATTATTTTCTAGTAAATATTTTGTTTCTTTTCCATTTACTATTTTCTTTGTCCTGATGCCATCTTTGTTATACTCATAAGTAATTGTATTATTACCATCTACAATACTTTCTAACTGTCTTCCATTTATCCATGTTAATGTTTTATTTCCAATGGTTAATGGATTTCCTATTTCATCATATGTAATATTTTCATTATTAAATTTTGTTAATTGATCTTCCCAATTAGTGTTATTATATTCATAAATATCTTCATGTAATAATCTTTCTGTTTGTAATCGATAATCTTTTTTAGATATGATATTTCCTACATTATCATAACTATAAATAGTTGTAATGCCACTTTCATAATCATCATCTTTTATTAACTGATTAGAATTATCATATTCATAATGATTTACTAAATCCCTATTTTTATAAATCTCTGTTATATTATCTAAGGAATCATATTTATATTCAAACTCATTAAAGTTGTCTTTCAACTTATCTAATATAAATGATGTTCTCTTTCCTTTTGTAATAAAATGATAATTTGTTTTATAAGTATCATTTAATTTCTTTTCTGTCATTCTTCCTAGTTCATCATAGTTATATACTAATTCATCTTGATAAGGGATATTGTCTTCTGTGTCTAATGAATTATCAAATACTATTTTTGTTACTGCATTATCTTTATTATACTCGTAATTTAAATGTTGAGCAGTCTCTAAACTATTAAAGTATTTATCTTTTACATTACTTGTTTCGTCATATTTATATTTGATTCTAAAACTATTATATTGATAATCTGTTAATCGTTTTAATAAATCATATTGGTATCTATAAATTTCTTTATTATTAAATGCAATTCTAGCTACATTTCCTAAATTGTCATAATAATACGTGTAAGTTCCATTCATTTTAGTAATTGTTTTTACTCGATCAAATTTATCATATGTATAAGAAATCGTATCATTGTTTCCATAAGTAGAAGAACTTAAATTCCCATTATTTTCCTCATAATTATTGGTAATTAATAAATGATTCCCAATTCCAATTGTTTTGGTATTTAAAAACTCATCATAAGTAAAATTGTACTCTTTTGTTCCATGTTTAATTTTAGATAACAAATTCTTATCATTATATTCATATTCTACTTTTTTATCATCTTTTTCTACTTTAGTTAATTGCTCTTTATTATTATAAGTATAATTAACAGAAACTCCTTTTGGATCTGTAATAGAATTTGTCAAACCTGTTTCCGTATCAATATCATAAGTAGTAGTTCTACCTAAAGTATCTTTTGTAGATTTTATATATTTTCCATCTTCTGTATATTCAGCAGTATTCGCTACAAATAAATGATTTCCTGCTTCTTCTAAATAGAAGTTTTGATTTGGATTTTCCATTTCTTTTTTCTCTAAAACTAGTTTTTCATTATCAAATGTGACATAGATTTTAGGTTGTTCTTCTACTCCAGATATTTCTTCATTCTCATCAATTTCTTGTTTTAATTTAAACATATAACTTCCATTTTTATTTTTAATGAGTTCAAATAAAGAATATTCTGTTTTACTTAATGTTATTCTTTCCTGAAAATGATGAATTGCATAATTTGGATTATCAATTGGAATTATTTTATAATAATTATCTTCTTTTATGAAATTGTATCCATCATGACTACAACAATCTTCTCTTAAAGAAATCATGTTTGCATAAAAGTTATTATCAAAATATTTCTTTGTTCCTTTCATACGAATGTGGTAAATACCTTCTATATTTTCTCTTGTGTTTTTATTGGTAATTTTGGTAATAATTGGATTTCCAAATTCATCATATTCAATTTCATTAGAAATTCCAGTTGCACTGATTCCTTTTAACACTCTTGTCTTAACTTCATTATCGTATTCATAGACAAAGTTAGAACCTTTTACATCTAACATTCCTACTAATTGGTTATTCTTATCATAAGATAATTCTTTTGGACCTGAAAGAGGATCATGAACAGTTGTTACATTTCCATTAGAATCATAATCATATCCTGTACTTGCAATTGGTTTATAAAGTCCAAAATTCGTTAAATATAAGTTGTTTGCATTACAATCATTAAAAATATTCAATTTAAAATTTGTATAATCATATTCTGCCATAAAAGTAGCTTCAAATAAATGCCAAGTTGTATTATTTTGCGTAAATGTTCCTCTTGGAATTAAACAATGTGGATCATCTACTTCTCCATAATCAAAACTAATTAATACTCTTCTACGTGTAGTATAAACATCGTTCACTGTTTCTTCATTTTTATACCAAAAATAAATCGTATAAATATCTCCAGCTTTCCCGCTTACAGGAAAAGTCTTTTCAATTGCTTCACTTAAATACGGACTTCCTGTTATTTTTAATGCCTTTGCATTTCCTATATCTACAACATTCATAGTTGGAATTTCTTCTGGAGCTGGAGTTTCAAAAATTCTACTATATCCTAATGAAAAACCATTCATTGTTCCATCGCTAAAATCTGAATTATCAATTAAGTTATAAAGATTGGCTGTTTGCCCATCTTCTATTTGAACATCATCAATATAAATATTTCCTGGATTTTCAATTTCTAATGATATTGTTGATGATTTATCTTTTATATTTTGTAAAAAAGAAATATCATATCGTGTAAATTCTAGGTTAATTGGAATTTCTATTGCTTTTCCTTGTGATCCACCTACAGAATCTGCTAAAGACACTGATGTTTTTAATTTAAATGGAACATCATTTTTTACATACATACTAAATGTATAAGCATGTATTGGTTTTCCTACAAATGCTTTATTTAAAATCGCTTTTTCATTCATTACATTGGATTTTATATATAAGCTTTTTGATCCTGTATTTGCATAATCAGATGAAATTGAAATTTGAACATTCTCACTATCTGTAGTAAAAAATAAGTCATTTGTATCTTGTTCAAAACTAGAATTTTGTAAATAGTTTTTTACAACTTTTACCATAGAATTTTCTGATACTAATTTATTAACACTTCCAAATGAAGTTGTATATTGATCTTTAGAACCATAAATCATCGATTTTCCAAATGCTTCGTTTAGATTTTCATCTTCATCTAAATTAGTAATTCCTACTGTATTTCCATTATTATTAAACGTATAAGTTTGGCTTCTGTTTTTATTGTCTTTTACTGTTGTTACATTAAATCCATAAATGAATTCTAAATAATTTCCTAAAGTATTATTTATTCCATATTCACTGATCTTTTTTACTCGATATGGAATCATATCATAATATTCATAACCAATACTTTTTCCTGTTATATCTGTAATTTTAGTAATGATTTTATTACTATTATATTCTATACTTGTTGTTCCATTTTTTGATACAATACTTTTTAATAGATTATTTTCATAATTTAGTGTAACAGTTTCATTTGGACTTGTTACTGTGATTACATTTGTTCCATAAGTAACCGTAATTTCTTTTTCATTTCCATCAATCACTTTCACAATTTTATTATTCAAATATTCTATTTTTATAGTACTTTCTTTTGTATCTTTGATTTCTGTTAAATACCAAATATCCCCATTTTTTGTAAAATAAGAAGTATTGCCATCATTATCTTGCATCATAAAATTGTCATTATCTTTTGTAATTACCAAAGATAATCCATCTTCGTCATAATAAGATTCTGGGTTTCTTTCAACAACATCAAATTCATAGCCTTCTACTGGAGTAGGTGTAATATCACTTCCTTTATAAAAGTAATGATAGGTTCCATCTCCATCTTTATATCTTAGCATGATAAGTTTTTCATCTTTTTCAAATTCTTCAATGGTTTCAAATTCTAATGTTTGATGAAGACTCAGTTGTTCTCCTAAACCATATCCATAATTGGTTTCTAAAATGATATCATTGGTATTATAAATAAGGTCTAAATTAACGGGGAACTTTCCTGATACTGTTTTCCCAACATTCCATACGGATACTAAGTTTCCATTATATAAATTCGCGCTTGTACTTCCTTCTGTAAAACTCTGTGTTTGATAATCCATATAACTTTCTAATCCATTTTGATTTCTATAATGGATTAATAGATATGGAGGATTTGCTTTCTCATCATTTTCACTAGAATAAATTAGCAAACTATTTATATCTGGATCATAGACTTCATAGTAGCTTTTAATCATAATTCCATTGTTTGGTTCTCCTGAATACCAAGATTTTACCAAGTTTGTAATATCAATATGATTATATTCTTCTGGTCCCCAATTGGATAAATGTAATGATGTTCTAAACATACTATAAGCTTCTATTCTAGAGTCATAAGCATTCCACATCGTTTTATAAGTTGCTGTATTTTCATCCCATTCTTTGTTGATTTTATGAACTACAAAAATGTCTTGTTTATCATATGGATTTCCAAATGCTAGCATGACTGCTTCAGCTCCTATAATTTGACTTCCTGTTCCTATTTTAGGCAAATTAAATTTGAATAATGCACGATACTTTTCTATTGTTCCATCATCTTCTTTATGTACTCCTAGCCATAATTTTTTTGAGTGTCCCCTTGGGTAGTCTTTATCTCCTTCAAAGATATAGGTATCATATGTCACTCCGCCATCTTTATAGTTTGTTATAGTTGGATCAATAATCACTGGAAATGCAGCTTTTTCTAACCATTTTGTATCTAAATATAACGTTATATCATAATGATCATAATGTTTTTCTAATGTGTAATAAATATTATGGTTTTCTATATTGTTATCATCTATCATATAAGGAGCTTCTATTACAAAGATAATTTCATTGTCATTTTTAGCTTCTATTGTCTTATCTTTGATACTTAGTTCTAAATCTGTTTCAATTACAAATTCTAACTTTTTATATTTGTTTTCTTTTAAAAGAATCGCTTCTTTTACTTTGTTAGATAATACTTTATAAGTAACATCAATACTTTCTAATAATTCTTGATAATAAATTTCTGTATTCTTTACATTTGGACACACTTCATTTTCATTTTTTAAACTCATTGAAAGTTTATGTCCATCTCTTTCCATTTCTAATAATTTATTTTTATCATTTTCACTAAAAGATGCTTTAAATTCATTGCTTTTATTTTGAAATTTATTTCCTTTTTTAATTAATGTATTATCAATTTCTTCATAAATACCATTTTTCAAATAGTGGATATTTTCTCTATACATTTTCGCAATAATTGTTCCATCATCTTGTAAAAAATGTTTTTCGTTTTTCTTTCTTAAATTTTTTAGTTCTTTTTCCATATCATCACTCCTTTTAAAAATTTAAGAGGAAAGAGAGCTAAGCTAAGCGACTCTCTTCCACATATAAACTGCCAAATATGGCGGCATGTTATTATGAGGTTGTGAACCTCCTGTATCATTGTTAGTTGCGGTTGTATTGCCAGTATAATATTTATTAGATATTCCATTTCCAGAATCCGCAAAATAATAACCTGATTTAGGAACCCAAGTATTATTAACATTCATCCAAGTATCAGGATGTTGTGTGTGACTGTGTGGGTTTTGAGTATGAGTATGTTTTGGCATTTCTTCTTTTGTTAATTTATGCTCTATTTCGCCTTTCATTTCTCCTACTTCATATAAATCTCCTGCCCCAATTAAGAATCTATTTTTTAGCAATTCCCAAGTTCCTCCAAAAAGAGTTGTTGGATCTACCAAAGCTGTGTTCATATAAATAGAACCAATTGGATAAATAGAATTAAAATCAACAGTTGTACTAGTAGTAGGATTATCAACTACTGTTGTAATACTATTTACGGATAAATTTCCTTCACTGTCTAAATGAAAGTTGTTTTGTTTTGAAGTAATACAAGTTACTTCTAATTGATTGATAGATGCATTGATTCCATCTTGTGTTTCTGTAAAAACAGAATTGATTGTTTCGTTCATTTTTTTACCTCTTTTCTAATGCTTCTCTTCTATAGAAGCCTGTTGTTCCTGTTTCATTTCCTACTTGATATGGGTAAGGTCTATCTTCCCAAATTTTTAATATTTTTCTATCCCAGCCGATTCCATAAGCTGTGTTTGAAGTTCCAAAGCTAGAACCATTTCCCGTTTTTATAATTTTTACTTGGTCTCCTACTTTTAAAGGAAGCGGTTCTTTATTAGATGATGTTTCTAATACAACATCTTTTAAGTATTTGATTTTATAAGTACTTGGAATATGATTTTTACTTAGTTCTGTTTCATCAAAAAAGAACACTTCATCAATATTGATTTCATTAGGAAAACATGGATTGCCATAAGAATTGTATTTCCAATCTTTCGCACTATATAATCCTTTTGCGCATTCAATATGAGCATGAACACCACTTGCTTTTTTGTTTCCTTTATGACCAATTAATTCTCCTTGTTGTCTTTCCGTTCCAACTGTTGTGGTAAATGAATTATCATGTGCTGTTACAAAAGTAAGATAATCAACAGAACCATCTGTAAAACGAACTTTGTTTATCGATTGCCACATAGCTTGTCCATAGTCTTTCCATATATGAATACATTTAATATGACAAGGTGCATAATATGGTTCATATGGATTTCTAATATCTTTAAAACCAATATCATTTGCCATTGTTCCTTGATGAGAATAGGCTCCATTTGCTGGTTGGCTAATTCCTACATATTCAAATGGACAAAGTAAATCTTCTACTCCATTTCTAATACTTGTCATTCCTTTTTTCATAAAATTCCTCCTTTTCTATTAAAATCATTTAATCCGTTTGCTCCTAAACTAATACTAATAGAGCTTAGTATGTATAATGTAATATCAAAAAAGTGAAATGTATTGAGCGCTAAATTAGTAATCGTCAATAAAATCAACGCGACGAAAAAACTTACATATTTTGTTTTTATTTTTTTTACATATTTTAATTCTTTAATAAATTCCACTACCATAAATACAATCGTGACAAAAGTCGCATATGTAGTTAGAATATCCCAGTTCATAAATTCTTGCATTTAATTACTTCCTTTCATCAATTTTTCCCATTTGTCATGAATATAACTATTTCCTTTTAAATCTTTTACATAATGGTCATAAACATCATAAGCTCTTTTAATAAGGGCCTCATCAAAATTCTCTCCACGTTCTACATCAGCTAGAAAACTCACCAAATAATTTTTGCACTGATTCCTATCTAAATTCTCAATGTTTTCTTCTAATGGTTTTAATTGCTTATTCAAAATCGTTTTTATTCCAAATAATAAAGTTCCTATAGAAGATATCAATGTAATAATGAATGCCAATAAATTTGATAATTCGTTTAATGTCATATTTTCCATATCTATGAAACCCGTTTCCAAACATAAACTACCAAATAAGGAGGCATATTGTTATGAGGAGCATTTCCTCCTGTATAGTTATTAGTTGCAGTTGTACTTCCAGTCCAATAATCCGCAGAATGCTCTGCATTTGCGTAATAATATCCTCCTGTTCTTGGTATTTGTGAAGAACCTACATTCATCCAAGTATTTGGATGTTGCGAATGACCGTGAGGATTTTGACTATGGGTATGAGAAGGCATTTCATTAATGGATAAGGTATGATTAACTTCTCCCCCTGTTGTTCCTGCAGCATAACTATTTCCTGCACTTAATAAAAAACGATCTTTAATTTGCTCCCAATTTCCACCAAATAATGTACTTGGATTGATATTATTAACACTCATATAGATAGAGCCAATTGGATATATATCCATATATTTTCCTTCTACTTTAATATCCCCATAAAGGTGAAGAGAACCTTTTGTTAAATCAGTATCTGGTTTTCCTCCAATTCCCATAATCTTCTTTTTCCTCATATGCCAAAGATATGGTTCTGCGCTATTTAAATCTAAGTTTAAACTTGTTGTTGATAATTGATCACTTACTTCAATTACAACCTCATACTCTTTTGTTACATCAAGATTTCCTAAACTATAATTATCTAAATAAAATTCTCCATTCTCACAGCTAATATTGGAAGTAATATCTACTTCTATAAAATCTGAATGACTATTCTTCTCTTTATATTTTAAATTAGCACGTGTAATAAAGTTTGCTCCCTGTTTTTCTGAAAAATCATAATAAATTCCTTTTAATTGTAAAAAAGTTGCTTCTTCTACACTATTTGTTCTAAATACCTTGCTTGTATTTCTATCAAAAGATATTTCTTGATAATCCCAAAGTATAATATTCTGATAAACATCTGAAGTAGGATATCGAAGATTTCGTGAATCAAATACAAAAAGGCTAACTTTACTATCTGAAATTTTTTCAAACAAAAGAGATTTTGGAAATATATCGCTATGATTTAATGATTGTGTCTTTATACCACTTTGCGTTGTTACTTGTGTTACATATGAACCATCTTCAAGAAGAGCTCCTTTATTTGCGGTTCCCTTTTCTGTAAATATGATTTTTAAATCTGAATAATTCTTTATGAAAATATTCTTATTTTCTGTAAGAGCCAAAGTTTTAACATTAACATCTTCAAATTCTACAGAATCTATGTTAAATGTAGGAGAAAGTCCAACTAAAGATATACTTCCATATACATTCTCGTTAATATCAGTTCCAATAGTATTTACTTTATTGCTACTAGAATAAGTAATTAATTCAAATTTAAAGCGAGTTCTTTGCAATTTCTTCATACTCCTATAAATCGCTTGTAATTCTTCTACACTAAATACAATTTCTCCACCATTGAAGTTTTCTCTTGTTGTTATAAAAGACCATTGTGTAACATCATCCATTAACGAAATCTTAAGAACATTATAAAATTCATTATAATGCTTCACAATTGGCACCATAAAAGGAATTCCAATATTTTCATTTTCATCAAAAACAAAATTAGAAATTGTTCCTAGAGTACTTTTTCTTGCAATCGATTTAATATGTGTTGATGTTAAAGTTGCACTTAAAGAAGCATTATCTACATTTGTCCATAAAGTATTACAATAAGCAGAAATTGTAGTATTTGGAAATGTTCCATCTGAATTATGTTTGACTTCTTTTGTTGTACTTCCAATTAATACATTAGAATTAGGTTTAATAGAAGTAAAAGACCCAATCGCTCTTCCATCGATATAACAAGTTTGAGCACTTCCACTCCCATCTGCATATTTATCTCCACCAATATATCCATAAAGTGTAAGAATCGTTTTGTTGTTAACTATATCTTGTGTATAATCATAATAAACAGAGTAAAAGTAGTGACTTCCATATCGCCCACTAAAATTACTCGTTCCTAATAATGTCGCCATATTATCACCTCTAATTCACAATGACATTGTCATCATCTATGTTGATATAGGTAATTCCACAAATGTTTGCATTGCTTTTAATTCTTGCTTTTTCTACTAGCATATTGCTATTTCCATATTCTGCTTTCAAAACGTCATTTTGATAGAAATTTAAATTATTATAGTCTAAAGTTGTACTTTCTTTTGAATTGCCTAAATCATATAATTCTAAATCATTTCCAGATAGCTTATGTCCTAAACCTCTTGTTTCTACAGCATTTGGACTCCATTCTGTACTTGTTCCACTTTGAACAATCAAATCACTAATATAAAAATCATCATCATTTGTATAAATTTCTATTTTAGTAGCTCCCATCGGAGCTCTAAAAGTATAGGAAAAATTTTTTCTTGAAGTCATAGGAAGAGTTGTCTTTAAAATTTCAAAATAAGAATTGTCTGTTTTATAAATTCTAATTCCCGATTCTTTTTGATTTAAACCTTCTTTTTTATATTTCAATGAGATAGTGTAATCTTTTTGATTCATCATAGAAAACTCTTGAGACAAAATACCATTTTTCAATAACAATTCTGATTTGGTAATTGTATTTTGTTCTATATCAACATTTCCTGTAATTACTTTAAAATCGATTTCTTCACTTTTTTCCCATCTATCAGCTTCTTGATAAAATTGGGAGTTTAAAAGTAAATTGCTTCCACCTGTTTGACTAATTAAATTAGTCGTTTCTTCTTTATTCTGAACAATCGTATTTTGCATTTCTAAAATTGCTCCATTTGATATATCAACTTCTTTTACAATTGCTTCTATTTTTTGATTTTGCTTATCTACTATAATTTGTGTATTTTTTAATGCTTCTTTTAAAGTAACATTTTGTTTTGTTTTAATTTCTTGTTCTGTTTCTAATGGACTTTCTATGGTACTTGTAAAAGCACCATTAAATGTAAATTGATGTTTTAAAACATAAGTTTCTAGAAATCCATTATCTGTTTCTATCTTTATTTTTGAACCCATTTTTAAAAATGGTTTTCCATAATAAGTTGTTAACTTCATATCTACATAAGTAAGTCCATTTAATCGTTCAAAGATTTTATCAATTGCCTTTTTTCTTAATTCTGCATCATACAAAATATAGTCCTCGCTAATCACAATAGAACGCTCTATTTCTACATTTTCTGCTTTTTTTGTAACGTTTTCATCATCCACTTCGCGATTTTTTAAAACCACCGTATTGATAGGTCCTAAAACAGTATCATTGCTTTCTAAAGTAGAATAATCACTTTTCAAAAATGTATAATCTAAAGTGTCACTTAACCAAGATAAATCAATTTGATTATTTTCATCTATTACTACAAAAGAACAAGCGACTGTTGCAATTGCTTTTAAAACAGTTCTATTGGTTTCATTATTGGTAAATGGATTATTGAGTATTTCAATATCACTATTTAAAAATTCAATTGTTTTAGGAGTTAAACCTAAGTTTCTACAAATATCTTGATATAAATCAGATACACATATTTTGTTTGTTTCATCTTGTTCTTCATAGTTAATTCCACATACATATTTTTCATCTATTTTATCTATCAAATAATCATAAGCTTTGATACTACTAAAACTTGAAGTTTTTTCATCTTTTGGTTTTTCTACAATATAATTTCCTAAGTGACAAACCGTTTCATTTCCTTTGATTTCTACTTTTGCTTCAATTTTCTTTTCTAACAAGCTTTCATTTAAATTTACAAATTCACCTGTCAAACATTTGATATAGATAGCTCCTATTATAGAACCATCTACATAACAACCTTCTTCTACTGTAAAACTTTTTAAAGAATCACTTCCTGTTATCTCTTTTTCCCCTATTTTTAATATTCCAAGTCTATCTTTATTTGCGCCTTTTTTACACGCTTCTATAAAATCATTCATAAAACACCTACAGTTCTATAAAGGATTGTGAGATAGGACTATATAGTTCTACTCTATCCTCTGGTGTTTCAATTGGGTACATTGCTTGCACCCCTCTATCTCCTCTATAACATCTGATTTGTTTCCAAGTTCCTGTAAAAGGATTATAGAAATCAATTGTTACAGTGGGATTTTCTAGTATTTCTTTATAAAAATCGATTAGTTCATATTCTAATAATGGTCTTGTAACTAAGTCCAAACGGTATTTTGTATTGATGACATTAAATACCATGGTTCCATCTGCATTGGTAGCATTTGAATCGCTTGTTACATCATACCAACCGATTTTTGATTCATTGGTTAAATATTTAGAAATGTCAACACCATTGATTTTTACTTTTGATATTACAGTGGCTGGACTTCCTAATATATAGTGATAATTTCCATTTATAAATTCTTTTATCATAAATTCACCATCTTTCTTTTTCTAATAAACTTTGATACAATAAAAATATAGGAGGAAAGAGATGAAAAAGTTTAGTTTGTTAGTAATTTGTAGCTTATTTTTATTTACTGGTTGTGGTGAAAAGAAAATAGAAAATGATGTTACAAATACAGTGAAAAAAAGTTGTTGCCAACAATATGGTGGAAAATGGGAAAATAATAATTGTGCTAATGCTGAATTTGATGGTATGGAATTATTTTTTGATGAGTCAGGATACAAAGAATGTGTTAAAGATTCTACTGCACAATAGATTTAAAAATAGTATTAATAATATGTTTTTGCATATTATTTTTTATATTGGAATAACAAAAGGTAATGAACCTGTTTGTTTCACATGTTGATTAATTCCTTTTGATACCTTTTCTACAATTAATCCTTCTTCTGCATACACTCTTATATCTTGATTTGTTCCACTATACTCTCTCATAGCTGTTGCTGCTGCTGTGTATTTGTACTTGCTATTTGTGATTTATTTAAAACTTCAGTTCTTCCATTAATATGTCCAACAAATTCCATGTATTTTCTTACTATCATCTATTTCTCTAGCTTTTTGTCTACTCAATATTCATTTACTTTTATCATATATTATGATATGATTATTTTAATGAATAGGAGGAAAAACATTATGAAAAAACTTATTTTATTAACGCTTTGTAGTTTATTTTTATTTACAGGTTGTAGTGAAAAGAAGCCTATTGATAATAATCAAGAAAATAAAGAACCAGCTATTGATACTAAATTAGAAACTAGCAATAATATGATTAAGCAATTAAATCAACTGCTTTCAGAAAATGGTTCTAAACAACAATTTACATATCTAGAAACAAAAGAGAATACTGATGATGAAACTACTTCGTATCAATATCAAACAGAAGATAAAATGAACTTAAGTATTGCAATTGATGTTAAAGGAAAAGTTTATCTTCTAAGTCTTTCGGCTGCTAGTGATGAAAACGATAAAACTCTAGTTACGGAAGATTATAAAAATACTCGTTTATTTCTTTTGAAATTAGATACATTACATATTCAGCAATATCAATATAATGAATTACAGAAATGTGCAGTTGATATGAATATCCAAAAATGTGCAATTGATAATTTTGAAATTCATAGTCCAGTCGATTATCTTTATACCATTATGATTTTTTAACAAGGAGAAAAGGTTTATGAAGAAATCTGTTTTATTTACATTTTGTTGTTTGTTGTTATTTACAGGATGTGGAGAACGAAAAGAAAATTATTTTAATAATCCCAATATTAATACTATTAAAAATAGTCTGACTAATATAAAAGATATTTCTAGCATTTGTATGGTAACTCCTAATCATGATCCAAATGGAAACCTAAATGATGGAAAAGGTGGATATAATGGAGCATTATATTTTACCCATTCTGAAACCGATGTAACATCAGAAAGTGATACTCAAGATGCATGTGACAAAGGTGTCACCTATGGAGGTTCCATAGAAACTTATGAAAATACTAAAGATGCCAAAAAACGATATGATTATTTAATCAGTTGGGGAAAAACTGCTGGATATACTCATCAAAAAGGAAAAGTTATTATTAGACTTTCTACAAAATTTAGTGCAGATGAAGAGAAAAAATTATATGATGATATAATAAAATCCCTAGAAGCTACTCAACAGTAGCTTTTTATATTGGAATCCTTATAGGACACACAGCTGTTTGTTTTACATGTTGATTAATTCCCTTTGATACTTCTTCTACAATTAATCCCTTCTTCTGCATACACTCTTATATCCTGATTTGTTCCACTATACTCTCTCATAGCTGTTGCTACTGCTGTGTATTTGTACTTGCTATTTGAGATTTATTTAAAACTTCAGTTCCTCCATTAATATGTCCTACTATTTCTGCTCCTCTTTCCTCTGCTATAAATATTTTTTTGTCGCCCAATATAAGCCCATTTATTATTTCAACATTCGTTTACTTTTTTCATATATTATGATATGATTTATACATAATTATGGAGGAAAAAAATTATGAAAAAATTATTGTTATTATCAGCTTGTAGTTTGCTATTATTTACTGGTTGTGGAAAAAAATATGATAAAGTCACGGTTTGCAAACGTTATGATGAGGAAAATATTGTCACAGTTTATAGTAAAGGAAATAAAGTTTACCTTCTCGAAGCCCAATATATAAGTACATTTGATTCACTTTCTGCGGCTATAGATTACGAAGAAGAATTAAAATCTTCATCTACCACAGGCAAAAATGATCCAAAAAAAACTTTAATAATAACTAGAAATGATAAAAACGTAACTATGCTTTTAAAAAATTATGCTTATGAAAAATCATATAAAGAATGGCTAAAAGAATATGATACAAAAGAGTCTTATTCCTGTACAGAAACAGAAAAATAACTAGTTAATAATATACAGATGTATATTATTTTTTATATTGGAATAACAAATGGCAATGAGCCAGTCTGTTTTACATGCTGATTAATTCCTTTTGATACTTTTTCTACAATTAATCCTTCTTCTGCATACACTCTTATATCTTGATTTGTTCCACTATATTGACTCATAGCTGTTGCTACTGCTGTATATATTGAACTAGCAATTTGAGAACGATTTAAGACTTCTGTTCTTCCATTAATATGTCCTACTATTTCAGCTCCTCTTTCCCCTGCAATAAACATTGTTCCATGATTTGGTAACCCACCATTTGCATATTGTGGAATACTTGACCATGAGCCATTTACATAAACTCCACCTTTTTCTTTATAATTTTTATCATTATAGAAATGATATGGAGTATATTGAGTTCGAACATTAATTGTTCCTATCTTATCTGGCATACAGATAATATTTCTGCAAGCTTTTTCTGTATCCGCATCCAATTTTAAAGTATGTGTTTTAGTTATATCTTTAAATATTTCATCAAATTCCTGCTTTGTGATAGAAGAAGATGTACTCAAATCTTTGAATAAAGTATCATAACTAGTAGAAGATGTATCTACAAATCCTTTTGTAAGTCTCTCGGCTTCTTCTACATTTCCACTTATTACTGCTGCTTGTAAATTTTCCCACTTTTCAACACTTTTATGGTTGCTATCATATTGTCCTTGTAAATCTTGTAAAGATTTTCTATGTCTTTCAGTTTCTGTATTTGCTTCACTTTCACATTTTTTCATCGCATCATATGCGCTCATCCCCTGATCTAAATATTCCTCATAATGTCCAGAAATTTCTTCTAATTTAGTTTTATGCCTTTCCTGTTCCTCATTGATTTGTCCTACTAAATCTTTTTGGGCTAATAAATTAGTATTATATTCCGCCTCAAACGCATTAAGAACAGATTGTGCCTTTCTTATAGTAATAATACTTTCTATCGAATCTTTTACTTCCTGGTAAGATGTAACTTGTTCTCCATTTTTTGTAATTACTCCATCAATTAACTGATATTCTGTTCCGCATGCTTCATTTAAATTTACTAAAATAGAATTGGCTCTCTCTTCATATCCAACCTTTACTTTTCCATTTGTATCTACTAAAGTTCCTAATTCTGTGCTTAATTCTTGTGTTCTACTAATTTGTGCTAAATCAAGTTCCAAATTTTCTTTAGAAATTTGCTGCAATATTCCTAATGATTCTACCACATTATAAGAACCATTCGTCATTTGTGAAGAAGTTTTTACAAATTCAGCAGCAAATCCGGTTAAAGCACTAATACCACCACTAACAGCGGATATAACTTTTGCTGCTGCTCCTATCTTTCCAGGAATAAATGATATTACTCCTGATATAGAAGATATGACTTCTGATACTTCAGAAATGGTAGACAATACTTCTCCCCAATTTATACTATTATTTTTTGTAGCCTGAATCGAAGCCGACAATTGATAAAGACTTGTATCTACATTTCCTATATTATTAGACAATCTTGAGCTATTATTACTTATAGTATTTAAAACTTCAGGAAATTCTTTCAAGGAACTAGAAGCATGTGTGACTCTTTTTATAGCAGTAGATGCTCCATCTTTAAATAAAGCGCACTGATTTGTAGTTTCTGCTATTGAATTCGTTACTCCTATTAATTGATTATTTAATTTTTTTAATCCAACTGTACAATTTTTTGAATCTAAATTTATTTCTATATTCATTTCTTTACTCATTCTTTCACCTCCCTAGGTGTATTATCCCTTTCTGGAAGTGCTGTTTTTATTTTATTGATTTGTTTTATTCTTGCTTTAATTTCAGCTACTTGCACTTCTAACATCTTTTCTTTATCTTCTTCTACTTTTACTCCATAAGGTAATTTAGAATAACTTAATTTTTGTTTACTAAAAGCATTAGCAAGTGCAATCGATACTGCCTCATATATATAAGCCCCTTGTAGCCAAGCCGTCCCATTTTTATCCTCATTTTCAAACTTAATTCTTTCAATATAAGAAAAACGGTATGCCCAGAAAAGATCGGGGTCTTCTTCCCAGAACTCTTTTACAGACATACCATATGTAATTGCCATAGGAAGCAAATCATAAAACCAATCTGTCAAGTTCTTATACTGTTTTCCTACATTTCTGTTATCGTCGCTTTTTTCTTGATTGATTTCGTATCGACTAGGGCATTTATAAAAGCGAGATATTCATTTACCATAAACGAAGTAACTTCTGCTGGATTTCCTTTTTCTTTTCGATAAGTATCTTGTAACTTCAAAATTTCTTCTTCTGTAAAATTAGGATAATTTGCTAAAAAACCAACTGTCCATAATAAATCATAATTTGTAATTGGTGTTTTATTAGAATTTTCATATACATATCCTTTTGCCTCTAACCATTTAATCCCATTACGATTTAATAATAGCTCATAATCTTTATCACTTACATTTATTGTAATCTTTCTCATAAAAGCCCTTCTTTCTATGCTTCTACTGCCATTAAAGCGGTTACTTCTGTTGCAGTTTTATCAACTACCTGTGCACTTGGTACAGTATGCAAAGTACATTCAATAATACCACCTACTGATACTTCATTTCTCCAAGTTTGGCAAGTACCTCTATACATAGCACCTGTTCCATCTGGATATTTAATCATAATATCTTTTGCAACATTATCACAAATCTCTTTTACTGCAGCAAAATTTTCTGCTGAATAATTGTAAACAAAATCCATAGCACCTGTATCTGGTCTATCTGCAATATATACTTTTACAGGATCACTTGAAGTTGTTGTTTCAACTGTTCCTGCTGCTTGTCCACTTGCTGGAGCCCCTTTCACTGCTACTAATGGTAATTTTGGAAACTTCTCTTCTGTTGTTTCCTTAACAAATAATTCAATTCCTAAATCTAACATTTTAATCATCCTTTCTTCTAATCCCTTTTTAGAGTGCTTTTATTCTTTGTAGTCTTCAAATGGGTAGACAATATGATCTTTCATTTTTCCAGTTACTCTAATATTATTTTGATAAATACTTTCGCTCACATCTAATTCCAATCTTAAAGTTAATCGAAAGTTCGTTCTAAAATAATCAATTACTTTATTGGTAATTACAGTAATATCTTCATTTGAAAATATTTTAATATCAATCCCAAATATGTAAATTTCTTCTTCATAATTCAAACTGCTATATTGATTTTTAATTGGAAGCAGTTTTACTACCACTAATGGATAGCTATCTATTTTCTTTTTTGACACTAGGGCATTTGAATTAGATTCTACATACTCCTTTAAATTTGGAAAAATGGTTTGTTCAAATAAATCTGCTACTATCATTTTTAACACCTTCCTAAAAGTTATATGAATATTTTTAATTTGACTAACATAATAATTAATTCTTTACTTGGTTTATCCCCATTGGATTTTTAGTAATTAAAAATTTCATACTTTTTCTTAATTTGAGAAACATAACGTTTCAACAGCACTTTATGAACAAACAGATAAGGGATAAAATCCGCTTGTTCGATTACATTTATACATGGACTTTTGAATTCATACAATGGATAGAGTTCAAAACTCGAAAATATTTTCGAGTTTTCAGTCAATAACAGATTTATTTTTTATCATCATTATTTCCATTTAAAGATTTTTTTATATTTATAAAACAAGATTATTCATGATTATTTTTTACAATCATAATGGTTCTACTTTTTCCTTGTTTTGTAGAGACATATCCTTTTTTTTCTAAATTCATAACAATATTAAATATATTACTTACATTTTTCACATTTAATAAATCCGCTATTTCTTGATAAGTTGGCGAGTACCCTTTTTCTTCTATCAAATATTCAATTGCATTAAAAACCTGTTTTTGTTTGTTTGTTAACATCCTCTTTTCCACCTTTCCTGAAATTCACAAAACTTTACGATATCTTCTTCTAATGTCTGATAATACATAGTCTCATTATAATTACATAACTCCTCATATAACCATAATAAATAATCATCTATAAAATGAAATACTACTTGATGTCTTCTATAACTATGAGACATAAAACTAACAAAAGTAGATTGTTTATTCAAGCGCCCCATCTTTATCTTCCTTTCCTGTTTGAATATTACTATATAAAATAATATCTTCTTCTAATGTTTGATAATACTTTATCTTATTAGAATTTGAAAAACTTCTATATAACCAAAACAAATAATCATCAATAGAATCAAATCTTATTTGATACTTTCTAATTAAATACACAATAAAACTTGTATCATTTTTATCTATATACATACAAAAAACCTCCAAAAAAAAATAATAGTTACCTATTATTAAAAAAGAACTCCTATTTAGTAATAGGAGCACATTTATTAATGACCTAATAATGTATTTAGTTCATCATATTTTTTTATAGCAGAACCATCATGAGAAGTAAACTCTGTTCTAAATGAATTATAGTTTCCAGTTGGAGTTATTACAATATCATAAAAATCATAATATTCACTATATAACTCTTTAATTTTTGCTTTTATTTCTATCAGTTCACTATCATTCTCGTCTGGTAGACTTAATAACTTTTTATAATCACTTTCAATGGTAATTTTATTTTTATTAATAGTTTCAATTAAACTCTTGTTTTTATTTAATGCACTTTGCACTGCATCATCGACACTTAAATACTTTTTATTATAAATATAATCTTTCCAATAAGAAGATATATCATTTCCAACTGTTTCAATATCTGCAAGTGAAATTAACATACTAAGATTAAATAAATAAGCATCTTCCTTATATTGCTTTACTGCTTCTTGTAAAGCTTCTTGCTTTCTAATTTCGTCATTTTTTATTTTTAAAATTACGCCTAATGCAATACCTGCTACTAACAATATAGAAACAACTACAGCAACAATAATAGCTACTTTCTTATTTTTTGATTTTTTTTCTACTGGCTTTTCTAATTTACTCCCACAAGATAAGCAAACGTCCTGATCACTTTCTAATGGCTGTCCACAATTTTCACAAAACTTCTTTTTCATACAACTACTACTCCTTACTAAATACATTATAGCACAATTCCTTTTTTCATTAACTAATTGCATATTTCTTGCATAAACTATGATCAATCTACGTCAACTAGTCCAAAGTGAAGGGCTATTTTCACATAACAACTTTTTTTAATCAAATGCACTGTTTTTGAAGACTTATGCAACAAATCACAAAGCTCATACTCTGTTTTTCGATCTTCTACACACCATTTAAAGACTTTCTTTTCTTCTTCTGTCATTGTCAATTTTAAATTTTTAAGTTTCTTATTAAATTGTTCAACTTCTGCTTTTAAACGTTCTCTTTTTAAAGTTGCAGCAAAAACTGGATCACTATGATGTGGCTTCATGCGTTCTAAATGTATCGTTCTTGATAACGTTTTTTCACCATATGCTTTCATCATAAGTTTTTTTGCATTATAATCATTAAACAATTGATATACCTCTCGGACAATATCTCTTAGGTTATATTTTTGTAAGTTCTCCTTTGGAAGTAATAATTTCATACCTCTCCCCCTGACTAATTGACACTTATTTTAACTGATTTCCAAAAAATGTCAAGTTTTTTTGCACAAATTCATGCGTTTTTGCACCTCCAGAAATAAAAAAATAGAAATGTTTCGTTAAAATTTCTATTTATATCAATTGTATCATGCCAATCATTAAAATAATAGAGCTAAAATTCAGGCAATTTTTTAGTATTTTTTCAGTACTTTAAATTTTAGTTTTTCCTTTCTAAATAAAGAAATAAGTAAACAATGTATTGTCTAATATAAAAAAATTTTCTAAATTATCATTTTACTTTTCAAATCATCACAAAAAAAACATGTAAATTACTTCCCATGTTTTTCTTCATAGCAGTCTGTAATGATTTCACTTCCTGCTGTATTTTCTACATAACTAATGAGCCTTTCAAAATATTTCATTGCAACATTATAATTTTGAAATACCTTTTCTAATAGCCCCTCTTTCTGGTCAATTGTTAAACCAACGATATAATTTTCTTGTTCTTCATCTATTGTTACAGAAAAACATAATCCATTTCTAATAAAATCTTTTCGGTTGATTGTATTTGCTTTTCTATGAATCCCTTTTATTCTTTTTAATTTCTTTTTTGTATTTACCCTTTTATTCTTTATTTTATGTAATAATGTATGATATAGTCCTTCCTCTAAAAAGTCTGGATCAAAATCATCTAATGTTACTATAATTTCTACTTCTTTTTCTTCTTTTATTTTTTTCCCTTTTATTCTTTTTCTTTTTCCATTTAATAGATGAATGACATCATTAATTTTTAGTTCTACAAAACTAACGATTTCTTCTTTATCATAATTTTTAAAATTCAATAGTGAAAAATGATGGATGTCTAAATAATAAAAATATTGAAACTCTTTTATAATATAATCCTCTTTTATTCTTTTATCACAGATTCTTTTTTCTAAAAAAGTAAGATCTTCAAATAAGACGTTTAACCCCGTTTCTTCTTCTATTTCACGTACCCCACCTTTTAATGTTTCCCCAGACATTAAGTGGCCTCCTGCTGTAATTTCTAAATATTCTTTTTCATGCACTCCATTATGTTTTGGATTTTTAAGCTGGAAATATATTTTTTCTTTGCTTAATATCAAACAACCAATAACTTTGTGAAAAAGTCCTAGTTCATGCGCTTTCTTTTTTTCTGAATAACCAAGATATCTTTCTTTCTCATCATAGATATCTATATATTCTGCTTTTTTTGGTTCAAATCGACTTAAGAAACCATTCGCATCTTCTACCATATCCCCAAATTCTTTTATCATATCTAAATCATACTTCATAGCAATATTATAAGTAATTATAAATAATTTGAAAATTCGTTCTTTTGCAAAATCATGACTTGTACGATATCCACTTCTTTCTTTTTTAAATCGACAATTACTCATTTCCATAATCACTTCAGAAAGTTGTCCTAGAAGAATCGGAAATCCATTTATATCTTGGTAATCTTCTTTCTCAAAAGATTTCATCTCGTACATATCAATATTTAAAAGATCAGCTAAATTAATCAGTTGTAGTAATACATCTGATAACTCATCACCTAAATTATCAATTTTTCTATTTCTTTCATTCACATATGGATCACCATACAAAACATTATAAACATGACCCAATTGTACATAAAGTTCATTTAAGTAATCTTTTGCTTCCCATTTTTTTTCTTTTGTTTTATCAAAATCATGTACAAGTTTTATAGCACTTTCTAAATGATGATCTAAAAACTCAATCATATTATCTTCCTACCTTTAAAACAAGAGGAGTGGCTCCATTTAATGTAGAATTATAAGTGTTCGAAACGATGTTGTTGGTTTTTATATAAACCTTTACTCCTAAGACATAAGATAAATAAGAAGCATCGCAAATTTTTAGCTCAATATTCTTTAGTTCTAAACTTCCATACTTATCAAACACAAATTCAACATTTGTAATATCAAAGCCAAGTTTCTCTAATAATCCAGAACACTTTTCCTTAGTCGATTCTTGATTGATTTCTATATGATGTTTTCTACATCTTTCCCTTTGTTCTTTACTACAGCGATTATAATTTAAACATTCTTGTGTTCCATAATACTGAGGAGAAGGTCTATTTAACTTTGCATTTAGTCCACATGTATTCGTTTGAAATATTTGTTGGGTATGGTTATAATTATTTTGAAAATAATCCCAGGCTGTATCAGTCCAAACGCAGTTAGCTTTTAAGCACTGTTCTCGATTTGCTTTAATTGATTTCCAAAAATCAATTTTATCAATAAAGGTCTCAATCAGTGCAAGTCCTGTTGTAACAGATACATCTGTATATAGACTTACTTCATCTAATATTTTAGTGATTTGTTCAGGGTTTGAATTATCTGGCAAAAAAGGTCTAAAGTAGTGAATTACATCAATCCCATTTTCGGCAAGCTTTCTAAAGTTATCTAATAAGGCTTGTTCTGAAATACTTGGTTCATATTCTTTTCCAAGACCAGAATAACTAATATAGAAAATGACATGTATACCTTTCCTTTTTAAATCAAGCACTTTTTCAATTACAATATTTGGAATTGCACATTTGGTAATGATAATCAATTCATTTTTTACTTGATGATTTTCTATTTCATTAAATAGCTCAAATAAATAATTAATATTATGAAGGTTTACAAAAACATCTGTATTTGGAAGTAAACAAACAGGTATCGATTCATCATAATATTGAAACTTTAAAAGTTCTTCTACAGCTTCCTTTGGAGTTGCAATTGCTTTTGGAATACATTTATTGTGCCCTGTTGCTTGCAATAAACAATATTCACAACCATTTGGACACCCTACTACAGAATTGATTGCTAACCAACTAGAATGCATTTCTACTACTGCCATATAAATCACCTCACTAAATTGCTTTTTATAATAACACACTATATTAGAAATGAAGTGATGCAATTTTACAATCGATTCTGCGTGAATGCAAAAAAACCATTGAGATAATGGCTTTTTCATAATATATTCATAATTCGTTATTTTATCAAATCAAATTCTTCTAGTAATTTTTTAGCTGCAGGGCAAAGATTTTTTTCGATATAGGCAACTGATATTGTTTTTATAAGATCAATATCAACACTCAACAATTCTTCTTTAACGCATCGTTTTGGAAGCAAAGCAAATCCCAAACCACTTTTCGCATATTCTAAAGCAAAATGATAATCATCTACTTCTAATGATATATTCTTATTGATCTCTTCTTTTTCTAATATTTTGTCAAATTCTGATCGTTCCTTTTTCGCACTAATTGGGAGAATTAATGGTAAACTATCTAAATCTTTTATAGATTCTATTTTCAAATTATAAAGGTTTTTAGAATAAGCAATACAAAATGGTTCTTTTCCTAATTCTTTCATTTCAATATTTTTTACCTTTTGAATGCTGTCAATTGGAGTATCTATAATAAAGTCCATATAAAATTGAGCAAGCTTATCATACAAGTCTTGGGTCGGTAATACTAATATTTTGATTACTACATTTGGATATTTCTTTTTAAATAGTTCAATCTTTCTATTCACAAAATTTGGGTCAACATCAGATGAAAATCCAATTGTAAGTCTCCCAGTGTTAAGAGATTTTCCTTGTCTGAAATTCTTTTCTGCTGCAAACATTAAGTTATACGCTTTCTCATAATCATCAAACAGTTTTTTCCCATCTTCTGTGAGTTCAAATGTTTTAGAATCATTATTCAGTAACTTTGTTTCATAAATGGATTCTAAAGCCACGATATGTCTAGATACATTGGTTCTATCAATATCCAATTTATGAGCAGCATCATTTAAATCTTTTGATTGACCCACAATGACAAAAGTTCTCACCAAGTTTAGATTCATTACTGGAGTTTGATATTTTTCCATAATGTTCCCTCCCATTGATTTTATATTATACGAGAAACCTTAAAAAGTCAATGAGTTTTCTTTACTTCAATAAAAATATAAACAGTTATTTTTAGGTTTACACATATTAACATTCTATATTGCTATTACAGTTTATAATATGATATTATATAATAAAAGGAAAGGTGAACATTATGAAAGATGAATTTTTACAATTTGCGCAAAAAAAAGAAGGAGAGACAACTTTACCTACTACTACAACTTTAATTGTGGAAGGGATACCTTCTCAAGTGGCATATAATTTGTTGATAAATAGTTTAGAATCTGGAAAAACAATCTCACGAGAACAAATAACGCAAAAAACAAATAATTTATTGTATGGAGAAAACATTACTTTCTCTTATGCAGAACTTGAAAATCTTTTTAGTCCTTATGCTATGACTGAACAGGATCATATTACTATAGAGCCTAGTCAAAACCAAGGTCAGATCCCAGAGGAGCGAATACTTCCAGAGAAACCAGAAATTCCAGAGATAACATTTCCAGAGAAACCAGAAATTCCAGAGATTCCATTTCCAGAGGACTCTTCTGAAAAGGAAGACGATTATCAGAATCCGGGATGTTCTGGTACCCCTCCTTGGTTACACGATTATCATGAAATAGGTGTCACATCACCAGAGGATCATGTTGAAGATTGCGCTTTGGAAGACTGTCCCCCAAGACATATTCGTTAATCAAAAGATTGAATTCGTTTCAATCTTTTTTACTATATTTTATTTTCAAAAAAGAAGATTCCAAAGTTATGTCAATATTCCCCTTCATTATATAACATATACTAAAAAAATCTTGTAAACTTTCTATTTACAAGATTTTTTCATAATCATAATGGCGGAGTAGGAGAGATTTGAACTCTCGCGCCAGTTACCCGACCTACACCCTTAGCAGGGGCGCCTCTTCAGCCTCTTGAGTACTACTCCATCTGACATTTACCATTTTACCGAATTTGATTGGCAATGTCAATAGATTTGTTTTGTTTCTTATTCTTTTCTAAAAATATTATTTTGCAAAATTTTCATATATTCTCCATTTTCTGCTTCAATCCATTCTTCAAAAGGATAAGCAATATCTCTAGTTGGTAACACAGGAAGTTTATGAAATCCTTGGCAATAATAAAGCTTCGCTCTTCTTTGAATGGAATAACCTTTTGATAAAAGTTCTTCAAATCTTTTATGGCAATCGCTTCTTGCGGTAATAATAATATTTTGCCCTAAACATTTAATCAAACTATAATTTCGATATCTAATTAAAAAATCTGTTACAATATCTCCAAATGTCATCGCTTTTTCTATATATTCTTCTGCTACTGGAATTTGATATTTATATTTCTGTAAGAAAAAATAAATACACAATTCACTTTCTACTACAGCAGTAGCCATATAATCTCCAGGATCATAAAAAGTCCATTTATAATCTGGATATAAAGTCAAAACATATTTTACTAACAAAGTTGCAATTTCCTTATTCTTTTTTATTTCTTGTCTCGTTAATAGACTTAAGAAATACCATTCATGAGGGATAGATATTTCATAACCCATTTCAATATTAATTAGTTCATGATAAACAGACAAATCATTTTCTCTATAGTTTATATAATTCATATCATTTCCTTTCCAAATAAATTGTTATTTATTATACCATAAATAAAAGAAAAACATCAAAAAATGATGTTATCTGGCTTCCTCTAATTCTTGCTCATATAAATCTCTATATAAGTCTGAATGATGCAACAAGTATTCATGAGTTCCTTCATCAACTACTTTTCCTTCATCAATAACAATAATACGGTCACTATCAATTACAGTACTAAGTCGATGAGCAATCATTAATATAGTATATTCTCCTTGCATATTTTTTATAGCTTTTCGAATGCTATTTTGTGTTTTATTATCAAGCGCACTAGTAGCTTCATCAAACAAAATAATTTCTGTTTTTTTAAGAAGTGCTCTCGCTATTGCTAGTCTTTGTCTTTCTCCTCCTGATAAGGTAAGCCCGCCTTCTCCTACTACAGTATCATATCCGTTTTCTAAAGTCATAATGAAGTCATGTAGACAGGCCATTTTACAGGCTTCTATCATTTCTTCATCGGTTACATCTTCTTTTACTATTTTTAGATTTTCTCGAATTGAAAAATTGAAAATATAAGGATTTTGAGTGATAATGGAAATATTATCTCGAATAGAATCTTTATCTAAAGTATTTATATCATGTCCATCTATTAATATTTTTCCTTTGTGTACTGGATAAAGTTTGGTTAATAAACTAAAAATCGTTGACTTTCCTGCTCCACTTTTTCCTACAAAAGAAACAGTTTCGTTAGCAGATACAGAAAAATTTAAATTCTTTAAAATTGGTTTCCCATTAGCATAAGAAAAAGTTACATTTTTAAATTCAAAATCACCATTAATTTTTCCAATATGTTTTTCTCCAAAGATTTCCTTTTTAAAAACATCATCATCCAACACTTGGAATACTCTTTCTGCAGAAACATTAAAGTTTTTATAATGTTCTAAAAATTGTGTCATATAACTAAGTAAGTTATATACTTGTGACTGATACATATAAAGAATTACAAAATTAGATATTGTTAAATTATGAATAGAAACAAGATAAATACCTAAAACATTAAATAAAAATGTTAATACATCCTGGAAGGAACCAGTAAGCCATTGATATCTTCTCATAATTCCACTCATTTTATATCGCTCTTGATTGGATGTCGATAATTTATCTCTTAATTTATTTAAAAATGTTGTACCAGCATTCAGTACTTTAATATCTCGCATTCCTCGAATCAATTCACTTGTAAGTCCTGTGTTTCGTTCATTAATTTTTCGAAGTTCTTTATCTAATGTAAAATACTTTTTCATTTTAATTCGATTCATCAAATATAGTATAATTAATCCAATTAAGAAGTACAAAAATACCCACTTATTAATAATAAATATTGCTGCCATTACTCCAATATTTGATAAAATATCAGTAATTGAATAATTCAATTGCGTAAAAATATTAGCAATATCACTAGTATCTTTGGTAAGCCTGTCTATAAAGGTTCCAGTAGAATGATGATCGATCTCTTCTGTTTCCAACTTTAACATCTCTGTAGCCATTGTATATTGAATTTGCAGTAATGTTTCTCTAAAAAAGATTTGACTACAGCGCTGAGAGAAAAAACGGCAAGTATTTCTTGTGATTTCTACTATGAGTATCAAAGCAGCAATTAAAAACAAAGGATTCCATTTCCCAGCTGTCAAATATAATAGTCCTTTGGCATCTAGCATAGGTGCAATTGCACTAATCAAGCAAAGTCCTAAAGATAAAATAAAATATCCAATCAAAAGCTTCTTTTGCTTTCTAGCAAATTTCCATGCTTTCTTAAAATTATAAATAGATTCTTTGAATGCTTCTTTTTTCATCTATTCACCTCCAAGAAAAATAAAAAACGAAGGTATTCTTCGTTTTACTCAAATTTGGTGACCTGTACGAGATTTGAACTCGTGAATGCATGCGTGAAAGGCATGTGTGTTCAACCACTTCACCAACAGGCCAAGTCAAAATTTATAAATGGTGGGCCTGAATGGACTTGAACCATCGACCTCACGCTTATCAGGCGTGCGCTCTAACCA